GCCTGTTACATGGCCGTGCTGAAATGGGAACCCCGCGTCACCCTGTCATCCGTCACCACGGCGCGCAGTTTTGACGGGCGAATGACGGTCACGTTAACCGGTCAGCACAACGACACCGGCCAACCACTTTCGTTAACCATCCCTGTGAGTTGAAACCATGCCGATTATCGACCTGAACCAGCTACCCGCACCGGATGTGGTCGAGGAGCTGGACTTTGAAACCATTCTCGCTGAACGCAAGGCGACACTGATTTCCCTTTACCCGGAAGACCAGCAGGAGGCGGTCGCCCGTACCCTGACGCTGGAATCTGAGCCTCTCGTCAAACTGCTGGAGGAAAATGCTTATCGTGAGCTTATCTGGCGTCAGCGTGTGAATGAGGCTGCGCGGGCGGTGATGCTGGCCTGTGCCGCCGGTAATGACCTTGATGTGATTGGTGCCAATTACAACACCACGCGCCTGACTATCACCCCGGCAGATGATTCGACCATCCCGCCGACACCGGCAGTGATGGAGTCTGACACCGATTATCGTCTGCGTATTCAGCAGGCGTTTGAGGGCTTAAGCGTCGCCGGGTCGGTGGGAGCCTATCAGTATCATGGTCGCAGTGCCGACGGGCGTGTCGCGGATATCTCTGTCACCAGTCCGTCTCCGGCCTGCGTCACTATCTCCGTGCTGTCTCGCGAAAATAACGGTGTTGCATCCGAAGACCTGCTGGCGGTGGTGCGCAACGCCCTGAATGGTGAGGACGTCAGGCCGGTGGCCGACCGCGTGACCGTGCAGTCTGCCGCCATCGTTGAATACCAGATAAACGCCACGCTTTACCTTTACCCTGGTCCCGAAAGCGAACCCATCCGCGCTGCTGCCGTGAAAAAACTGGAAGCGTACATCACGGCACAGCACCGGCTGGGGCGCGACATCCGTCTGTCTGCTATTTATGCCGCTTTGCATGTGGAAGGCGTGCAGCGTGTCGAGCTGGCTGCACCACTGGCCGACATTGTGCTCAACAGTACGCAGGCGTCTTTCTGCACCGAATACCGCGTCGTGACCGGGGGCTCGGATGAGTGATTCGCGACTGCTGCCGACCGGCTCATCACCGCTTGAAGTTGCCGCCGCAAAAGCCTGTGCGGAAATTGAAAAAACGCCGGTCAGTATTCGTGAACTGTGGAACCCGGACACCTGTCCGGCAAATCTGCTGCCGTGGCTGGCGTGGGCGTTTTCGGTCGACAGGTGGGATGAAAAGTGGCCGGAAGCGACAAAACGCGCCGTTATCCGCGATGCCTATTTCATCCACTGTCATAAGGGCACGATAGGTGCAATCCGGCGTGTGGTGGAGCCGCTGGGCTATCTCATCAACGTGACGGAGTGGTGGGAAACCAGTGACCCGCCGGGCACCTTCCGGCTTGATATTGGTGTACTGGAAAGTGGCATCACAGAGGCAATGTATCAGGAAATGGAACGGCTGATTGCTGATGCCAAACCTGCAAGCCGTCACCTTATTGGCCTGAACATTACCCGGGACATTCCCGGCTACCTGTTCGCCGGTGGTGTGGCTTACGACGGCGATGTAATTACGGTTTACCCCGGATAAGTGAGGAATAATGAGCACAAAATTCAGAACCGTTATCACCACTGCCGGTGCAGCAAAGCTGGCAGCGGCAACCGCGCCGGGAGGGCGGAAGGTCAACATTACCACGATGGCCGTCGGGGATGGCGGTGGTAAATTGCCTGTCCCGGATGCCGGACAGACCGGGCTTATCCATGAAGTCTGGCGACATGCGCTGAACAAAATCAGCCAGGACAAACGAAACAGTAATTATATTATCGCAGAGCTGGTTATTCCGCCGGAGGTGGGCGGTTTCTGGATGCGTGAGCTTGGCCTGTACGATGATGCGGGAACATTAATTGCCGTGGCGAACATGGCCGAAAGTTATAAGCCAGCTCTTGCCGAAGGCTCAGGGCGTTCGCAGACCTGTCGCATGGTCATCATCGTCAGCAGTGTGGCCTCAGTGGCGCTGACCATTGACACCACAACGGTGATGGCGACGCAGGATTACGTTGATGACAAAATTGCAGAGCATGAACAGTCACGACGTCACCCGGACGCCTCGCTGACCGCAAAAGGTTTTACTCAGTTAAGCAGTGCGATCAACAGCACGTCTGAAACACTGGCCGCAACGCCGAAAGCGGTAAAGGCCGCGTATGATCTTGCTAACGGGAAATACACTGCGCAGGATGCCACCACAGCGCGAAAAGGCCTTGTCCAGCTCAGTAGCGCCACCAACAGCACGTCTGAAACGCTCGCCGCTACACCAAAAGCGGTAAAGGCAGCATATGACCTTGCTAACGGGAAATACACTGCACAGGACGCCACCACAGCGCGAAAAGGTCTTGTCCAGCTCAGTAGCGCCACCAACAGCGATTCTGAAACGCTTGCAGCAACGCCAAAGGCGGTTAAGACAGCGTATGACCTTGCTAACGGGAAATACACTGCGCAGGATGCCACCACGGCGCGAAAAGGCCTTGTCCAGCTCAGTAGCGCCACCAACAGTGATTCTGAAACGCTGGCCGCAACACCAAAAGCAGTGAAGTCTGCCTATGACAATGCTGAAAAACGTCTTCAGAAAGATCAGAACGGTGCGGATATTCCGGGAAAGGATACCTTCACGAAAAATATCGGTGCCTGTCGTGCTTATAGCGGCGCTTTGAGCACTGAAGCCGGAAACTGGACAACCGCTCAGTTTATTGAATGGCTGGATTCCCGTGGTGCATTTAATCATCCGTACTGGATGTGCAAATGTTCATGGTCATACGGCAATAATAAAATTATTACCGATACTGGCTGTGGAACTATTCATCTTGCAGGTTGCGTTATTGAGGTTATGGGTAATAAAGGTGCCATGACCATCCGTGTAACAACACCAAGCACTTCCACCGGAGGCGGCACCACTAACGCTCAATTCACTTATATTAATCATGGTGATGCTTATGCTCCTGGCTGGCGACGAGACTACAACACGAAAAACCAGCAGCCTGCATTTGCTTTAGGGAAAACAGGAAGCACTGTCGGAAATGATAAAGCTGTTGGCTGGAACTGGAATAGCGGGGTCTATCAAGCAAATATTGGTGGCGCATCGACATTAATCCTCCATTTCAATATGAGCGAGGGGAGTTGCCCTGCCGTACAGTTCCGTGTGAATTATAAGAACGGCGGTATTTATTATCGTTCAGCGCGTGATGGTTATGGATTTGAGGCTGACTGGTCAGAGTTTTACACCACAACCCGCAAACCCTCTGCGGGAGATGTTGGTGCATATACCAAAGATGAATCGGATTCTCGCTATGTACGAGATATTCGCCTGGGCACACGTGTTGTTCAGACTATGAAAAAAGGTGTGATGTATGAGAAAGCAGGGCACGTAATTACCGGGCTTGGTATTGTCGGTGAAGTCGATGGTGATGACCCCGCAGTATTCAGACCAATACAAAAATACATCAATGGAACATGGTATAACGTCGCACAGGTGTAATTTATGCAGCATTTAAAAAATATTATTGCGGGTAATCCAAAAACTGTTGCCCAATATCAACTGACAAAAAATTTTGATGTTATCTGGTTATGGTCCGAAGAGGGAAAAAACTGGTATGAGGAAGTAAATAATTTTCAGGAGGACACGATAAAGATTGTTTACGACGAGAATAATATAATTGTCGGCATCACCAGAGATGCTTCAACGCTTAACCCTGAAGGTTTTAGCGTTGTCGAGGTTCCTGATATTACCGCCAACCGACGTGCTGATGACTCAGGTAAATGGATGTTTAAGGATGGTGCCGTGATTAAGCGGATTTATACGGCAGACGAACAGCAACAACAGGCCGAATCACAAAAGGCCGCGTTACTTTCCGAAGCGGAAAGCGTTATCCAGCCGCTGGAACGCGCCGTCAGGCTGAATATGGCGACGGATGAGGAGCGCGCACGACTGGAGTCATGGGAACGCTACAGCGTTCTGGTCAGCCGTGTGGATCCTGCAAATCCTGAATGGCCGGAAATACCGCAATAAGTTGTATGATATCTGGAGTGAGCTAACGTATCTATGGCACAGAGTAAAACTTAATCTGACAGTCTGCTCTGTACCTAGACTGGCCCCCTGAATCTCCAGACAACCAGTATCACTTAAATAAGTGATAGTCTTAATACTAGTTTTTAGACTAGTCATTGGAGAACAGATGATTGATGTCTTAGGGCCGGAGAAACGCAGACGGCGTACCACACAGGAAAAGATCACAATTGTTCAGCAGAGCTTTGAACCGGGGATGACGGTCTCCCTCGTTGCCCGGCAACATGGTGTAGCAGCCAGCCAGTTATTTCTCTGGCGTAAGCAATACCAGGAAGGAAGTCTTACTGCTGTCGCCGCCGGAGAACAGGTTGTTCCTGCCTCTGAACTTGCTGCCGCCATGAAGCAGATTAAAGAACTCCAGCGCCTGCTCGGCAAGAAAACGATGGAAAATGAACTCCTCAAAGAAGCCGTTGAATATGGACGGGCAAAAAAGTGGATAGCGCACGCGCCCTTATTGCCCGGGGATGGGGAGTAAGCTTAGTCAGCCGTTGTCTCCGGGTGTCGCGTGCGCAGTTGCACGTCATTCTCAGACGAACCGATGACTGGATGGATGGCCGCCGCAGTCGTCACACTGATGATACGGATGTGCTTCTCCGTATACACCATGTTATCGGAGAGCTGCCCACGTATGGTTATCGTCGGGTATGGACGCTGCTTCGCAGACAGGCAGAACTTGATGGTATGCCTGCGATCAATGCCAAACGTGTTTACCGGATCATGCGCCAGAATGCGCTGTTGCTTGAGCGAAAACCTGCTGTACCGCCATCGAAACGGGCACATACAGGCAGAGTGGCCGTGAAAGAAAGCAATCAGCGATGGTGCTCTGACGGGTTCGAGTTCTGCTGTGATAACGGAGAGAGACTGCGTGTCACGTTCGCGCTGGACTGCTGTGATCGTGAGGCACTGCACTGGGCGGTGACTACCGGCGGCTTCAACAGTGAAACAGTACAGGACGTCATGCTGGGAGCGGTGGAACGCCGCTTCGGCAACGATCTTCCGTCGTCTCCAGTGGAGTGGCTGACGGATAATGGTTCATGCTACCGGGCTAATGAAACACGCCAGTTCGCCCGGATGTTGGGACTTGAACCGAAGAACACGGCGGTGCGGAGTCCGGAGAGTAACGGAATAGCAGAGAGCTTCGTGAAAACGATAAAGCGTGACTACATAAGTATCATGCCCAAACCAGACGGGTTAACGGCAGCAAAGAACCTTGCAGAGGCGTTCGAGCATTATAACGAATGGCATCCGCATAGTGCGCTGGGTTATCGCTCGCCACGGGAATATCTGCGGCAGCGGGCCTGTAATGGGTTAAGTGATAACAGATGTCTGGAAATATAGGGGCAAATCCAGTACCAAAAGCGGAACTTGCTTACATCGTGCTATGTTAGTTTACTGGGAGCAGGTCATTATCTACGTGATTGCTATTTTATAACTTGGATAAAATGGGGGATGAACATAATATCGAGACAGTGATTGCAGAGTTAGTCATTATAGGCGGGCATCAGTTCATGCCGGATCTCTAATGCAATTATCAGGAAAATATGGGACGTTTTATCAATCAGAGGAAATATGTTACAGTTCAGCTTTGTATCAAATGACGTTGTTATGACTTACGACGGTGACAGCGGAGAACAAATAATTTGGGTTTGGGAGAGTTTAAATAAATTTCAAACAGTATGCATTTCACGAATTTTTAACTTTCAACTCCAGGATTTGAGAAACCCACCGTCAACCGTTCAGGATTTTAATGATTACGAATATTCCTTTAATTTTGGCACGCTTAATAATGAATACATAACAGTTCCGGGACGGATTCTAAGCATTAATCGAGATGTCCTTATACATAAGTCCATCAAGCTTGAAAGGAAAGTATTTGCGTCAGAACGCAACGTCTCCATTTTTGGTCGGCTTTCAAAACTACTCGAACACACTAATCCCATCATCATCGGAGGAGATAAGCCGGAAGCTATACCAAAAAGCGTATTCCAGGAGTTGCAAAGTAAATTCCCCAACACAGGGGAACTGGATCGCTATGCTAATGCAAGGGTTCACGCTATTCTCGCAGGTTATCTTGATGGTATGAAAGATGCTCGCGAACGGTATGAACATTACCTAAACAGAAAAACAGTGATCAGAAAAACCGACAAACTGGATTTAGAAGTTTTAAATAAGCTCGAAATTGAGAAATATACACTCATAAGAGACATTATCCAGGATGCGTTGAATAACAAAACTAACTTGTCTGAAGATGACTGGCAGAGCCTGATGATACCCTTCATCACATTACTTTTTCCAAAATATATCAAGGTCCTCGAGAAGGTTAAAATTTTCGACTATTACTCTAATCCTTCGGCTAAAACAAATCGGTTTATAGACATTGCACTGGTGGATGCAAACGGCAACCTTGATATCATCGAAGTCAAAAAGCCGTTTGATGATAAGATCCTTCGCAAGACGCCCTATCGCGATAACTATATTCCTACATCAGAACTTAGCGGCGGTATTATGCAGGCTGAAAAGTATATTTTTCATTTATCTAAATGGGGTGTTAAGGGTGAAAAAGAGCTTACGAATGCCTACAAGAATTCTCTGCCAGCGGGAATGTGTATTCGTATATCTAACCCAAAAGCCATCATCATTGTCGGGCGCGATCAGATAGCGAACGGTAACATGACCGACGGTCAGTTGCTTGATTTTGAGATAATCAAACGTAAGTACGCCAACATGATAGACATATTGACGTACGACGACCTGTTGCGTCGACTTAATAATACGATTGAAGCATTGAAAGGTTGAATGCCCATGAGGTTCACACCCACAACGGGGAGCAGGTCACTTCCTCTTGTTTGATTGACATACCATAACGTCTGCTTTTGGCTCAAAGCAGACTGTCTGATTTGATAGCTTTTGGGCTATGTAAATTGTCAGTTGAAAAATGAGTGAGTACAAATCAGGACGGGCGGGCGAGTTGCCCGCCTTTTCTTTAATCTGTTGTTTCATCCACTGACCAGTCAGGTCAAATAGCGTCTTATGCACTGCCCAACAGAAAATAGTTGCACCCATTAACCACGGAGTTAAACGGATGAGTGACTATCATCACGGCGTGCAGGTGCTGGAGATTAACGACGGCACCCGCGTCATTTCCACCGTATCCACGGCCATTGTCGGCATGGTCTGCACGGCCAGCGATGCGGATGCGGAAACCTTCCCCCTCAATAAACCGGTGCTGATTACCAATGTGCAGAGCGCAATTGCAAAGGCCGGTAAAAAAGGCACGCTGGCGGCATCGTTGCAGGCCATCGCCGACCAGTCAAAACCGGTCACCGTTGTCGTGCGTGTGGAAGACGGCACCGGCGACGACGAGGAAACGAAACTCGCGCAGACCGTTTCCAATATCATCGGCACCACCGACGAAAACGGTCAGTACACCGGACTGAAAGCCCTGCTGGCGGCGGAGTCGGTAACCGGTGTTAAACCGCGTATTCTCGGTGTGCCGGGACTGGATACCAAAGAGGTGGCTGTTGCACTGGCATCCGTCTGTCAGAAGCTGCGTGCTTTCGGATATATCAGCGCATGGGGCTGTAAGACCATTTCCGAGGTGAAAGCCTACCGCCAGAATTTCAGCCAGCGTGAGTTGATGGTCATCTGGCCGGATTTCCTCGCATGGGATACGGTCACCAGTACCACCGCCACCGCGTATGCCACCGCCCGTGCGCTGGGTCTGCGCGCTAAAATCGACCAGGAGCAGGGCTGGCATAAAACACTGTCCAACGTTGGGGTGAACGGTGTTACCGGCATCAGCACCTCTGTATTCTGGGATTTGCAGGAGTCCGGCACCGATGCTGACCTGCTTAATGAGTCAGGCGTCACTACGCTGATTCGCCGCGACGGTTTCCGCTTCTGGGGTAACCGTACCTGCTCTGATGACCCGCTGTTCCTCTT